GGCAACTGCGCAGTTGCCGAGCGCTGATACTGAACCTCTACGGCTTCAGTTACGTTGCCTCGCTCCCACACGTAGCGGTAATGGTTAGTACCGTCTACTGCGTCAACTACTAGACAACGCTCATCAAGAGAGTCGTCGTCCTCTGGGAATGTATAGCTATATATTCCCCCGCCTTCGTCTGCGACTACACCGCCACCGAATGCAAAGGGCGCGTTCTCTTCGTTCCACTGCTGGAATGTAAAGGAGAATTGGATCTCTTGCGAAATCTTCTCTCGACGCACTGCCTGCCTTGACTGCCAAGCCATGTAGTCCTGAACCTCAGAACCGACCGACAACGTAGCGCCGTCCTCAGTTATAAACCCTGCTCCAACAAACGCTGAATCGAGCGCTGCTGTAGGATCGCTACTTTTTGCAGGTAATGTTGTGCCAACGGGTGCAAAGTATACGTCGCCGTCGCTGGCTACGACTAATTCACTTGAATCTTTCCAAGCCATTTTGATTTCCTCCTATAGATTTATTAGCCGTCCTGCGACGTGGTTTACTGGTTCGTCCTGCGACGTAAAACTTTTACTTATTTCTCTTTGTGAATTTAAGACCGGCGGCCATTACGCCGCGTTTTAACGGTGCTTGAGGCGAGTGCTGTGCGCTGCCGTACTCGAGGATATGCCCCTTAAAATCATCTGTAGATAGATAGACTTCGTTGTCTACTTCGATTACCTTGATGCTGTCTTTGTAGAAACCGCTTCGCCTTGGCGCTAAAGCTTTCGCGTTTACTTGCGCTTCTTTTGCAACCTTCTTTAAGCTGCTCTTGTAGCCATTTTGACCTGATAGTTCTTTCTCTAAATTCTTAGATAATTCAAAGAGGCTCATTTGTTGTGCATCCAAACAGTTGTAGTCATTACGTATCTTTCGCGCGCTGGCTCAAAGTCTGGATCGGGATCGCGGAACGTGCCTGTCACGACTGCGCCGGTAACTACAGCGTCATCGTGTGTAGTCTCGCTCATTGTGCGAAGTAGCTCGCGGGTTTCTAGGCTCATTTGCTCCGCCTCTGATTGGCTTGATTGGCCGCCTGTAGCCTCGCCTGCGAAGCAGTCAATTTGTAGTACGGCCTCTATCAAATGATCCGATCTGTCCCTATCAACCGTAGGATTTCCAAGCAACGTAATCCGCGCCCATGGATCGGATGTATCGTCTGGTGTTCGACTAACTACGTCTACGGATAGATTGTCACGCAGGTAGTCACCTAGAACCTTCTCAGCCGACGGGATCACGATGCAACACCTGCGCCCTTAGCGATTCTGGTCAAGCATTCAATATGCGAGACTAGTCCCGTTGATGGGTTCCGAACCTCCCACGGATCGGCAACCATTTCATAACGATAACCATCAATCTCCAGCGCATCAGATGTATCTATTTCCTCACCTGGCTTTAGGTAGACGCTCCAAGCTGTGTCAGAAACCTCGCCTTGCAAGTCTTGTTCTGATGACTTTCCCTGTTGCATCTGCTGTATTTCACAGAAGGTATCGACTAAAACTTCGTCGGTTATTTTATTGCCGTGATCGTCAAGCTGCGATGATGCCGTCCGCCGAATCAGAATGCATGGGCGGTTTATTAAATTTGTCACGCTCATTTATCTCACCTAACAACTTTCGCATTTGCTGCGTATCGTGTTTTGCGCTGCGATACCGTAAAAAAAGTTTCCAACCTTGAACAGATCCACGCCGTCTTGATATGCGCTCTTGCGGCGGATGCCACAGATGGATTAGGTCTGTCGTGCCTCTCCATGCCTGTCTAGTAAGGCACGATAAGGCGATGCCATGCGATTCATCCTCTTGGCCCCATCCTTCAAAGCGTGGGTCTAGCGGAACGGATAGGAATAATTCGCGGCTAAGTACGATTACGCCGCCGCCTCGCATTCCGCGGTATGGTCGCCGATCTAGCTCTACTTCTTTGTGGCTATCTCCGCCTAAAAAATCCTGGGTTCCTGACTCGGCCAGTCTGTAAAGTCGCGTGTGCGGGATCGCCCACGGTACGCCTTCCCGAACGGCCTCCACCGCTTCGTCTAGTCCATCGGTCCAAACGTCCGCGTCACTCATAACGATAATGTCGGCCTTCGACTTCTCGATCACTGGCATTACGGCCTTTGCCTTATTCCAAACGGCGGCGCTGTTTTGTTCCGCGATTATGGTCGGATAGGTGTGCTTAGATAGAACCCAACTCAACGCACGTTGTCGATGCCTGCATCCACCCTGCCACGGAATTACAACTTCAACGGACATGGATCGAGAATAAGCTCGTCTTGTTTATTCTCTGGCTCTGGCTCAAAGAACCAATCCCTAAACACTCCAGCGATCGCATCCGGGCCGTCGTTCTTTAATATCTGCCCATAACCACGCCAGTGGCTTCCTACGTCTGGCGGTAAGTTCGTAGCTGCGTAGGCCGCCGCTCCGTTTTCTATCTTCTTAATGAACTGCTCAACCGACCTGTATGGATAGTGGCGCACAATTAGTTGGCCGTCGATCTTATGTTGCGGTGGCATATCAAATCTTGCGCCGTGATTTCCTTGCTCAATGGTTACGTTTATGCCCGCCCTGCACGCCGTCTTAGGTAGTGGCACTGCGCGCCTGCGATGCCAGCGAATCCGTAACATTGGATCAATCCAATTTTCGGGATCTTCGGCAGTGGCGACATGATCATATAGATCTGCTGGCGCAACTAGACACGGCAGGTCAGAGAGAACATCAGCGATGCGACCATGTGGCGAGTACCAGCACTCGTCGGCGTCGGCGGGTACTACCCACTCTGCGCCTTCCTTAAATGCCATCCTTGCAAGTGCAGTCATTTTGCGAGACTGGTAGTAGCCAATTTCGGGATCATTCAGCAGCGTTACTGGCATTGCTTCTAACTTCTCGCGGGTACCGTCTGTTGAGCCGTTGTCGGAAACTATTACATGGTCCACCTGTGTAAGCATTCTGCCGACCGAATACTCGATAATGTCAACTTCGTCTTTGACCATATAAATCGCAGTTACACTCATAGAACCTCTCCCAGCGTTAACCCTCGTGGTGACGGAAAGTCAACCACCTTGATCATTCCCGTTTGGACCAATTCGCTCTCTATCTCTTCTCTTAGTGACTGACCGGATTCAATCCTGTGGCGTCCTCGATCCGGGCCAGTGTCATGGAAAATGACCGTTGCGCCGGTGCGCATCCACTTCCGAAATAATAAAAATTCAGGTATCCGGCATTCATAGTTGGAGTCGAAAAAGGCTAGATCGATGGCGTCCTCGCCTATATGGGATTCAATAGAATCGTTCAGGCTGTCATTCAGGATCGTTGCTCGGTCGTGGTTCCGTAGTTGATTTCTTCGTTCTGCGTCGTTCTCAAATGTTATTAGGCGACCATGCCCATTAAACTCCAGCGTGTCTGCGATAGCTTCTGTTGTTTGTCCAAATGCTGCGCCAGTCTCAACCACTAGATCAGGTTGCAACCCACGGACGATCCCGGCGATGCAGTCAGTAACTTCGTACTCTGTGCTGTCGCCATCGGTGGATGACCAATACTCGGGATGTGGACAGCGTTCGTCTTGATCAAAGTATCGTGACTCAGGTAATAAATTCATTTTTGTAATCTGAATATTGTTTCAATCCCGAACCTTGTCGGACTCGACTCAAGTATCGTTGAACGGTACTTAACGCCTGCCTGCCTGAATCTATCGGTCAAGTCTTTCCTAGCAAATGAGAGATTCGGTACGCCTGGCGGATCTTCCCATTCTAGGTCGTGCGTTTTCTTTGAGAATGGAGTAAAAAGTATTAGCGCCATTTTCTTAGTAAAGCTGGTTAGTGCGTTATCTAGAACCTTCTCCCATTCCAGATTGTGCTCCAGTACGTGCCGCATAAAAATCCCTTCAACGGAACTTGTGTACTCCGTCAAATCTACGACCTTGTTTGTAAACTTTGTCTCTGTGCCATCTATGCCGATGTAGCGTTCTGGTTCTATGAGCGTGCTAAACCAGCCCTTCCCACATCCCCAATCTTCGACCTGCGAACATCCGGCTAACCACTTGGCGCCATCCTCGTAAGATCCCGTATTACCGTATGGCTGCGGCTCATTTAAGTTTCTGTACCAACTGCTCCACTTACCTAAATTCTTCATTTACTGCTTTCGCCTTGCGTTGTATAGAACAGGATGTACTACGGGTAATATGAATGACGGCAGTGAGTCGAAAAGTTCCGGCATTAACTGCGGCTGCTTAGTTGTCACTATGAGGTTTTGACGGTACCAATTCTCGACGCGCTCGTCATTCCACAGCAACCAGCGAAGTGCGCCGGTAGATGCGTATCCATTCGCCGTAAACTTGCTTAGCCAGTAGTCTGGCCACTGCTCATTTAAGTGTCCAGTGCCACCCTGCCCAGGAATGGCTGCAGAAAATAGAACCGTGTCGGAGAGTTCACACAACTCATTAATAAAGCCGTTGGCCCTACTTGGCGGCAGGTGCTCGGCTACCTCTAGGCATACTGCTAGGTCAAAATTGCCAACATCGCTAAACGACTTTAAGAGGTCTTTCTTTTTGTTCTTAATAACTGGCTCTGTGTAAAATTCAATACCAGTGACTTCACAGCCTGCATCCTCGAAAGACTTCCCCCACCAGCCCTGACCGCAACCGACATCCACGACGGTTTTCGGCTTGTAATGTTCTAAAAACATGGGCACTACTGTCTCGGCGGATTTGCGGCATCCTTCGTCGATCGTATTAAAAAACTCAGTGTCATACGCCATTAATAATTTTTACCTGTCCACTTATTGCGCTTGCCATAATGTGTAACTCTGGGATCGTCAAACTTGGCGCCCCATACTCCGAATCTAAATCCTTGCTGTAGAAGGTCTGCCGTAAACCTGCCCTCTGAACCCTTGCCCTGCGGCCAGCCTAGGCGGCATAGAGCCGTAGAGTAGACTGAAGGGTTAGTCGTAAAGTAACTTGATTGCTCCGTCCATACGTCTAGCTCGTCAGAGCATTCAGTAAAATTATCTGGCTTTAACTCCACTATCCCGCCAGCTTCGACCTCTGCGCTATTCCAAGCTTGCCGCTTTAATGACATCTGAGCGAGATGTGGATGGCGTTCTAACGTGGCGATCATTCGGTTTAATTGCACTGCCTCATTAAAGGTAAAGTCGGTTTCAAAGTGAAAAACCCAGTCAGCCCCACCGTCTATAACTCTGCTCCAGCCTTCTTGGATAGCGCCAGCAAAGCCTAGTTTGTGACTTGAATCGTTAACTAATACTATGGACATTTCTTCGACCGGTAACGATTCTCGTGCCGACGCAAATCCACGCTCTAGGTAGTCTTCGCGTCCGTCGTCTATTGCCATCAATGCGATATTCATAGAGCGTTAACCGTTCTCCTTATAACGCCTTCTGGGTCTGAAAAGAGTTTCTCGAACTCGATCCTGATTGGGACTATGTTCTTTTTTGTAAACCAGTCTTCCCATGCTTGGTGCTGATGTTCTGCTGCTCTGCGACAATGCTCCACGGTCGCTTTGGTAGCCGTTCCCGGTTTTGATTTGCCGTACCACTCGCCCGTAGTCTGAGCGAGCGCCCAAGACTCGGCCTGCTTGTCAATGTCGGCCCTATGTTGGTAGACCCATGTGGGCCACGCGGATGGAACCACAGTCCTCGGATTGTCGCCAATCCAGGGATACGCTAGCTCTGCGAAGTGCAACTTAACCACGAATACTCTCGACGCCGAGCGTAATTCCCACAGCATCGGCCAGTAATCATCCTCTCTCAACTTGTAGGAACGCATATAAAGATCGCGCAGTCTCGGCGCTGCCCACTCGTCGCCACATCCTATCCCTTCGTCGCGTAGCAACTTACATAGATAGTTACCGCCGGTGCGTGGTGAGCCGCATATAATTATGGACTTCATATGACGAACTCTTTATTAAAATTAGCTTCGTATATTGCCTTGTGGGCCTGCAGTTTCTCGAACTTCTTAGGACTTCTATTCCTTGAGTCCAGCCGAACGTGAGCCATGTATATCGCTCCTGCGACTGATTCCGCTGTAGCTTGTTGATCTTTCCAACAACGTAACCATGTGTCCCAATCTTCGCTCCATGTAAAGTCACGCCAACCACCAATATCGCGGAGCATCTGCGTCCTAACCGCAGCGCCGATAACGATCCAGTTGCCAAACTCTAAGCATTCCGTGGTGCAGATGTGAGAGTGGCCTGCGACACGCAAAATCTTAGGATGTGTTTTGTTTCCGCTGCGAATGTATTGAACGTATGGCGCTCTGATGTCGGCTATTCCTTTGCTCATCGCCTCGACGTACCCCGGCGCTAACTCGTCATCAGCATCTAGATATATGATCCATTCGGATTGCACACGCTCTAGGATCTCGTTGCGTGCGTCCATTAATGTCTTGCTATGTACGTGCAATGCTGGCGCTTGCCCTGTTGCCGAAGGAATGGCGCGATGCTGCGCCAAGTCGCGCCATTCCGAGCCGCCATACGTCGGAACTGCGATCGTTACATCAAACATTTTTCCAGAGGCGCTGTCGTTTTTTATAGATCCTTCTGCCGTGGCGCATTCTCTGAGGCTGCTTTGCGTAAAGCGCATCCATCGGCGCTTTTCTAGCCATTGGGTGCATGTGTTCCACTATCGAGTCTTTGGCGTGAACGTAAGCGCCTCGATGCTTAGCAGTCTCTACGAACTCGTCGTCGACGTACTCGTGCGGATAGCCCTCGTGTAAAAGCTTGTGCGCCTCGTCAATAGTTCCGAATTGGCAGTAAAGTCGAGTTACCAGAGAATGAGTGGAGTGATCACCCTCCATGGTTCTTTTGTTGCATAGATCATTTGTGCCTACGACGCCAGCTACGCCCAGGTCGTTGATTAATCTTTTCTTTGCGATCTGATACCAACCACGTTTAAATTTGAGGTCGTCTGCTCCTGTAAAAATCAGAGGCTCGGAAGTTAGCTCGACGGCGATGTTAATCTTTTTTGCATAGTTACCGTCAACCGCTGCGATGATTCTGCCCTGGTTTCGCTTAATCTCTCTAATCTCTTCGAGGTCGTCTGGATTGGGAATAAAATAAATGTTGTGCGGCGTAGATCCAAGCGACGATCTTATGGACGCCATTAAAGGTTTAACTCTGTGAGGTCTTTTAAGAACTGGTACTAGTATTGCAAGTTCTGCCTTCAAGATCCGAGTAATGCTTCGTAGACATCATCAACATGAGAACGTAGTCGTGATGATCCTGTCATCGTGCCATACACTGCGCGCCTTACTAACAACGCCTCGCTTTCGGTCAGCATCACGCCGCCAGACTCACGATCCGCGCTGCGTTCTTTGCGATACTGATAGCTGCCTAGCGATTCCGACTCCGTGACCAGTCCTTCTGGATTGAGGAACGACCGCAGCACCGCTTCGACTGAAACGTATCGCAGCACGTTATTATCTGCAATGTCTGCTTCGTCTTTGCCCACGGCCAACGCAATAGACGCACCGACAGCGTTTAGAAGCGCTGTAATCTGCACCTCTTCCGAGTCGGTAATTACCCGCCCTAGGCGGATACTTACATCTATTGCGTTTGCAAAAGCCATGGATCTAGTTAACGACTCTTACCTAAGAGCCGTATCCGCCTAGATTGGTTATCTTGCCGTGTGCCTGCTCGTTGCCATAGCGGAGTCCTATTTCTCCGTATAGCTGGAAGCTGTCCGCTGATCCTGTCTTACCAAGTGGCTCAACAAAGAAGTGACCCTTGCTTGGTATTTCTAGGAACCTCGGAGCGCACTGCTCAAGTGATACAACAATCAGAGTATCAGCCGGAACGTGCCTATTGAGCATTACGTTCAACTTGCCGAAGTCAGTCAATATAGTATCGACAGCAACACCACCAACGTTTCTCGAATCCTGACGATAGTTATTGTCAGATACGAAGATGTCGGTTAGTGCGCGCTTCTGTGCACCAGAGCACATTAGCGTTCTTGTCTCGTCGACTGTAATTCCGCCAGCCTCCCAGACTTCCTGCAGAAGGTCTAACACCATATCCTTGGTTAGCTCTTCATCGGCACCATCCACAGCATTAGTAACAATGGCTTCCAATATGCCGCGCGTCCTGCGCGAAGTTGCATTCGTTGGAGGCTCATTAAACGTACCTGTAATAAACGATGCTTCCACATCTCGCGCCACCTGTACTAGATGCTGCGCAACCTGCCAACCAACCTCGTCCGTTACTGGATTCGGCCCAGTTGAACTGCCTCCGTAGGGATGATTCGAACCAGAACCGGCTATCTGACCGATGGCGGCCTGCTTCGTGTACGTGACCTCTAGCGCTTCCTGGTGAACTTCCAGCACATTACGCACGGTCGCGCGGACGCGACTCTCGGCGGTCGGTGCGTCGGCACCCTCTATCCTTTGGCGAGTGTCAGACGCATCGCGTAAGTCGAAAGTTTCCCAAGTGAACAAAGACGACGCAACTGACTCGCCTCCTGTTAACCCTCCTATTGCTGATAAAAATGGAGTGTCTGCAGGTGATACCCTGAATAACTCTCCGGTGTAGTTTGGCAAGTTGAACGTGGTTCCTTGCCCTGTAATTCCAGCCACTTTGACCAGGCCTCCTTATTGTTTTATTTTTATGTTCCAGCCCTGCGGCCTAAGTGGAATCCCTGCGGATTTTTGTTAATCAGTTATCTTTTAACTGCAAAACTTTTTGCCCTTTGAGCGCTATCGATTCCGTTAGGTTGCCGCTCTTCTCAGCTTCTCTAATTTTCTCGTCTAGCGTTTTTGTGCCGGTGCCTTTGCCAGCATCTGAACTGCCCGTCGGTCTAGCTCCTGTTGCCTTTAGATACGACTTGCGTTCAAGTAACTTCTCGAGCTCGTCCTCAATGACATCCTCTTGAATGTCGTCTCCATCGAATACCAAGTCGAGGTCGAGGTTTAGAAAAAGCGCCGCGTCCTCAACGTCCTTAAACTTTGAGGCTGCCTTGCGCGCAATCGTTGCCTGTAGGCGTTCATGCCTTAGCTTTCCTTCGTATTCTTGTTTGAGATTTTCTTCAACCTTCTTAACTGCAGAGTCGATAGTCTTGTCAGTCTCGGAGTCAGTGGAACTTTTCAGGTCTGTAAGTTCTTTTTCTAAATCAGCTAGCTTCTTATCCTTAGCCGCTGCCGCTCTTTTAGATGAGCGTTCATATCGCCTTAATTCCTTGCGATAATCCTTAGTTGAGCCTTTGTCGTCTTTGTCGTCATCGGACTCTTTTGATTCAGATGATTCGGCGGCGTCGTCTTTGGTGTCCTCGGATTTATCTTCAGACGTACTCTCGGCACCTTCGCTCTCGCCATTATCCTCGGCAGCGCCCGCCATAGGCATCGCCGTAAAAGATGCAACTAGCATCGAATAGCGAAACCTTAGAATCGCCTTGTACTTTTCCATTAAAGCCATGCGGCCTCCTTTTATCCCTGCGGGATTTGTTTATAAATCTGACTCACTGGTAAAGCTGTTTTCTGGATCAGTTAACACTGGGCCTAGCTCGCCGTGCTCGTGAACTGCGACGGCATCTGGTAGTGGAGTTTCTTCGACTGGGCCTGTGATAATGTCCAATCCACAGCCGCAGTTGTGTGTTAGGATGCCATTCGCTGAGTACCATCCACTGCGAGTAATGAGGTTGTATACATAATTAGAAAAATTGACCCTCTTGATCTGAGTAACGCTGTCGATCTCTACGTGTCCGGTCAGACGATTAAGCAGGCTGCGGCCTCTGTCGATATCAGCAAGTTCCCTCTCACCTCTGAACTGCGCCGACTCAAACTCACTCGCACACGACAAGCAAATGGAACCACGCAATCTACTGGCGAAGCTAAGATGCTGCGTTGGCTTAACCATGGCGGCGAGTTGCCTTCTGTCCAAACTGCCATCGATAGATACAACGCTGACCTCACCGTCGGAAACCTCGTCGTGGAAGTGCTCGGAGGCGAATGGCACGGATATCGAAGAACTCACGCTGTCCGCGCTAAAAAGATCCTCGATTCTGGATGGCATATAATCTTTATTTGGGATACGCCTACCTATCCGCTCGAATCCATATCTGCTGATTACGTTCTGACCTTCCTTGATCTCGCCCGCCGCAACCCAGCCTTGACTTGTCAATACCGGGTGATTCGTGGTGACGCTGAGTTGATGGCCTCTGGCTGTGTTGATACTTACGACCTCACCCGAATACCACCGGCGCGTCGCGGCCTGAGCAGATCCGAAGTTGGTAAACTCGGCAGTGCTGCTCGTTGGAGTAATCGCTGACCAAACTTGAGTGTCTCCAGTCACGCAGTTGTTGTGCAACGGCATCGCGTCTGCGCTCTTAACGTAGGCACCGTCTACCTCTGAGCAGAAGGCGCAAGCGTTACCGTCGGCTACGCGCAGATAACCGCCGATGCGTGATCTTGCATCGGATCTGCGTTGGCTTTCGGTCTGGATCTCAGAGAATGCGCCGCGCATTGCTAGTTGTACGTCCATGGCCGCTGCGCCCGCTGCCCTTGCCTCGCCTGCTTTGATTGCATCTACTGGATTAACCTGCTTCGATAGCGCAGTCCAAACAGTTGTAAATGGTCGTCGGTAGACCTCTTGCGACGACGTTCCATTGCGAAGTCCTTTGATGATCCGTTCCGCGCTGATGCCACTAGGAACGACTCCCAGTGTGCGCGCTGCCTGCGCTGTCGTCAATGCTACGGACTGGCGTTGTGACGCTGCTATCAGTGCTGCTGCGGTCGGAATAAATCTACTTGCGCCACTCTCATCATATATGCCTAACTGCCTCCATAGGCGTTGTATCGCTCTAACGGTCGTTAGTCTCAAGCGCTGCTGCGCGATTATGTGTGCCCTAACCTCCGCTGACGCCATTACTCAACGCTTCCGAAGGCGGACTAGTAAACGTTTCCGAATTTATGTTATCGATTATTTTCCCTAGCGTGGAGCTTGCCTGTTGCGTTGCGTATTTCTCGATCTCAGACTGTGTAAGTCCTAGCGCCTTTTCTGCGACCAATTCCCACGGCAGATTCTGCATTTTAGATACAGCGTCGGCTCGCTCTGAAAGTGAGCGCGATTCGTGATCTGTCCACAGTAATCTCGCTGAAGGATCTAGGTCTATAGGCTCGCTAAGCATTGCGCCACAAAGTCGTAGTATCTCTTCGTGGGATTCGCTGAGTGACGCCTTGTGATTTACCAGCTTTGACGCTAGTGCGTTCTCTGATGCCCGGATAGCGTCGGCTGACAGATTGACCAGCTTACCCAACAGATAATGGGCAGGCGTTTTTGTTATTGCTGCCAAGTGTTCTACGTGCTCGACGATTGAAAAGTTGCTCAGGTCAGCGCCCTTTAACTGCATTAACTTCGTATCTGGGTTCTCAAACTGAGCGATTGAATCTACAGTTGCCTCGAATGGAGCGATCGGTTCTCCATCGTCATCGCGCTTAATAACGTCGCCGATGACAGCGCGCAGTGGAAAGCCTAACCAGAACGCAACGACTAGCCCTAAAAAGGTAAGTAGATTAATCCGGTCAATATGCCCGATCGAATCTTGGAACTCGCCACGCACATACCCGAAATAGCCTGCTTGTAGTTTTCTATTTACAGCTAGCTCAACTACCGGGACTTTGCCAATCGGATTAGTTAGCGGCCATGACTCGTTATCTTCCTCGCGCCGTTCCCATTTGACCTGTCCAAGACCCTGCGGAGCATTCGCCATGTCCACGTAGTTAATACCAGATGACCTTATAAAACTCTTATTTGCTTTGTATTTGTAGATTTCGTCTGGCGTGTAGAGTGTTGCGTAAACGTCGCC